TCGAGGTCTTGCCACACCTGCTCTTTCAGCATATCGCCGTATATCTTCTGGTAGCGGATGCCCCAGCTCTCCTTGCCGATGCCCCAACCGACCACCTCTACCTCGAAGCGGTCGTCCTGCACGTCCACACCGGCTGTCAGAACCAGCACTCCCTCCGGCACGTCCGCATCGTACAGCTCCCGCCGGTTCAGCAGCGCGGCATCCTCCACCTGCTCGCCCTGCTCCTCCCACGTTTCGCCCAGCTCCGTGTTCACCCAGACTTTCATTCCCTCCGGGTTTCCCTGATCGAGCTGTTCCTTTGCCACAAGGAATTTCTGCACGATCTCTTTCCATGAGCAGAATGTGGAGGCCAGCGTATTCAGGTGGAAGCCCCGCGCCTCCGCGCCGGGGTTCTCCGGCACAAAGCGACCGCACTTGCTTGCCTGCTTCCACTTGTATTCTCCGTTCACTACACCGCAGCGCTCGCACTTATACAGCACCTCGCCCTGCGGGTCGTCCTTGTCAAATACCACGTTGGCCCACACGAGGGGTTGATACTCCCCGCACTCCGGGCATGGCACATTCCATTCCTCCCGCGTAGACTGGTTGAACTCCGTTTCGATGCGGCTCTGGCCCTTAATGACCGGCGTGGAGACGATCACCGTCTTTTTGTCCCAAAAGGTCGTCTGTCGCTTCTGGGCCAAGGATAGCGGGTCGCCCTCCGTTCCGGCGCTGGCCGGATAGCGGTCAACCTCGTCCGCCAGCAACACCTTGATGGGACGGCTGGCAAGGCCCGTTGCGCTGTTCGCGCCCACGATGGTGATGTGTCCACCGGGGAAATTTTTCTTCATGATGGTGTTGCCGGAATAGCGGCTTTTCACATCGATCTTGTCCCGCAGCTCCGGCGTGTCCCGTATCATGGGCGCGAGCCTGTCTTTGGAAAAGGTCTGTCCCATGTCCAGCGTCGGTTGCATCACGAGGATTGGAGCCGGGGCGTAGTCCATGTAGTAGCCCAGCGGATTGAGGATGAAAGCGTCGGTCTTGCCGATCTGCGCCGCGCTCATGATCACCACCTTGCGGATGTGCGGGTCGCCGATTGCGTCCATGATTTCCCGCTGGTATGGTGCCTTGTCCGTGTGCCAGCGGCCCGGCTCCGCGCTGCTCTCCGCCGACAGCACCCGGTATCGGTCTGCCCACTCCGAAAGCGTCAGCGCCGGTGGCGGTTTCAGCACCGCCGCGCACCGTGCCAACAGCTCCATTGTCGGCTTCGGCAGATCAACGAGCTTTCGCTTTTTCATCGCTTTGCTTCCCCTGCGGCCAGTAGCGCTCATATTCTTTTCTCACGCAGCGAGGGAACATACACAGCACCTTGTCCTCGCTGGTCTGCACCCGCCACACGCACCCGCTACATGGGTGTTTCTTTTTCTGCTTCTCCATCGTCCTCACCGTCCTTCGCCGCAAAGGCCACCCGGTAATCGCTCATTTCCTCCAGAATTTCCTCGATGGCCCCTTTCAGCTCGTCGAAGATACCCGTCTGATCTCCGCCCATGGTGGACAGGGTGGGAGAGAGCTTGGCGGGCAGCGCCAGAAAGCGGCTACGGATGTTCAGGAACATGGACTGGATGCCCCGCTCGATGTCCGCCGTGCGGTGTACCTCGCCCCGCCGCAGGTCGTTTTCCATTTCCGCCGCCTCACGCTTTGCCCGCGTCAGCATCATGCGCTCGTTGGTCAGCGTCTCCTTGCCCGCGCCGCCGATGTAGGTGATGTACCGCGCCACCGTCGGCTGTAACTCGTAAAGCCCCGGTCGGGCCTCCACGATCACGCCCTCGTCCCGAAGCTGGCGCACCCGCCGCTCCGTCAGGCAAAGCCATTGCGCCACCACCTTGCTTGTGTACAGCTTCATGGGCTTCATTCGTTTCGTGCGATGCTGGCGTTTGCCCACATCACCGCTTCTTCCAACTTCGTATTGGCAAGGCTCTTTTCTCTGCTGTCTGGGCAGCATTCCTCGATCAGCTCTGCCAGTTCCCGCGCCTTTGCACGGATGCTCTCGTACCGCTCCAACTGGTCTCCTTTCGGGGCGTGATAGGTGTAAACATTGTCCAGCTTCTTCATGTCATGTCCTCCTCGTCGAACTCCTCGCCGCCGTCTATGTCAGGCACGTCCACCGTTCCGGTGGCCCTCATGCGCAGCAGCTCCAGCTTCTCCCGCTCCAGCGTCATGCGCTTTTCGCTCTCCTCCAGCGCCCGCAGGCTGTCCGCGATCTTGGCGATGCGGCCCTGCACCTTGTATAGTGCCTCCTGCAATTTCAGCACACGGCTGAACGCGCTGTCCTTGCTGTACATTCCCATTCTCTGCAAGGCACCGTCCTGCTTGTCCTTGCCGCGTCCGCCCGGCACCCTCATGTCCATTAGGCTGTTGATGTACAGGCTGTCCTCCGGGGCCGCCTCATACTCCGCGATTTTGGCGAGTATCTTATGCTCCCGGAATTTCAGGATTTGCATTTCATGCTCCAGCGCGGCGTGGCTTCCCAGCGGCGTTTGCTGTACGATCTCCCGCTCTGCGTCCGAAAGCATATCAAAAAAGACGGTGCTGTACGCTCCGTCCTTTTCTGCGTTCTTATTTCCCGCCGGTGCGCCCGCATGGCTTCCGGCAGCGTTTTTCTTTCCTGCGCTGTTGCGGTTTCCCGGTTGACCGCCCCGCCGCTTCTTTGGCAGAGCTTCGTCCCACCTGTCCGCCGCTTTCCAATTCCGCAGGGTTTGATAGCTCACGCCCTGCTCCTGCGCCAGCTCCCGCAGGCTTACTTCCTCGCCCGCCGCCTTGCGGGCGATGTATGCAGCCTTGGCGGTGTCGCGCTTCTCGCTCCGCTTCGGCATCCTCACACCTCCAGATAGTCGCGCATCCCGCCCGGCCTATGAAAACACCCCGCGTAGGAACGCAGGGCTTCGGCCAGCGCAGGACGCGCCTATGGCAAAGCCCGCAGCGTTTCCGCCACGGGCTTTATTCCACGGTATGATATTATCACGAAAAACCTGCGGAAGTTGCTAATCCCAAAAAAATTTTTTCGGGCCATCTGCCTTAATATCCTCTAACCTCTTTCCTGCTCAAATAGAGGACGTGCGATATGTAGTATTCAAGTGCGCTCCCCGCATTGTGGTTGACTTGTTCCTGCATCTCCCACAGGGCTTCTTTTTCATAATCAAAAAGCCCTGTCAGTCCGGGGCATCTTATCGTTTCGCGGCACAGGCTTTCCACATTGTACCTCAATGTCAGTCTATCTTCACATCCTCGCATCAAGCCCGCAATCAGACAGGCCCGCAGCGTGTCCTTGAAATTTCTTGTGTTCTCCAGCTCCCACATTGGATATGTCTCTATGAACCTGAACTTGCAGCGAGGAATATCGTAATGCGCGAAAATGGTATGCTTCTTTCCCGAAGTGTGCGCAAAGCCCCATTTTTTATCAAACTCTCTGTAGGCTGCAACAGCCCCATCGTAGTTTAGATTTTTGAGAGACATTGCGGCACAGCGTATTGCCGCCTCCTCGTCTGAGCGGTACTCCAAGATGGCATCCTTTCCTTTTTCCGTAAGCCGGAACAAATGCCCTCTGTGCTTCCTTCGGTCGATTTTAGCGCCGCCATCAAGCAGCTTTTTGGCGAGTGCGCATTTGTTTCCGCTTTTTGAAACGCCTCGCTCTTTGGCAATCTTCTCCATTTCCTCCCGCGTATAAAGCTCTGCCATCTCCTCGCAAGGCTCCAGCGGTGCGCCTTTCCGCAGGGCTGAATAAGCCATACTCTTTTTCCCAAAGTCCAGATAGGAAATGTCCTCGTCCGAAAACGGTCTTTTCCTCTCCGTGTTAAACCAGAGTATTGCGTATACAAGCCCGCGTGGGTCAGCGTGTCCCGCGCCCTCCAGCGTCTCGAATGTGGGTAGCCCTGCCGGATATAGCCATTCTCGCTCGACCGTCATATCTTTTTGGCGGTATTCCTCCGCAGGAGTTTCATATTCGACATCTGCTTTTTGTCCTTCCTTGGCTTTCCCTGCGCCGCTGTTAAATCCGTCCCGGAACGCCCTTACCAATTCCCGCAACACTCCCATGATACGCCGACCCTCCTCTGCACATTATCCCTCTCCACTGTGTTCTCCGCCTCGGCATATTGTAAATCTTTTTGTCTTTTTTCTCTGCTTTCTTATATTTTGTAAATCTTTATTACAAGATTATCTGTAAAAAATGGTATTGTCAAGCAGAACAGGAGGTACGGCTTATGAAAATATATGATTACTCCGGGCGGGCCAATATCTCCGGCGACCGAATACATCAGGCGAGAACGGCCCAGCGGCTTTCCCAAGATGCCCTCGCCGCCAAGATGCAGGTCTGCGGTGTTGGTCTTGGTAGGGAGGCCATCAGCCGCATCGAGACCGGCGACCGCTTCGTGACCGACTATGAGCTTGCCATCTTCGCCCGCGTCCTCGGCGTTTCCCTTGAATGGCTCACCGGCGATTTGGAACAGAAAGAATAATAGCGGAGCTGCCAACAGACTGTAGGCAGTTCCGCTTTTCTATTTCCCGGTGCGGCATCGTCGTCCCGCTCTCCCTCTGACCATTTTCGTGATGCCACGAAAATGATACCCGCCGTCAGATGCTTCACCGCCGCCGACCTCTGCGCAGCCCGCATCCCCTCGCGCATACGCGAGCGCCCGCCCGTTCCATATATACAGCCGCCCGCCTTTCTCGTCATCAGCCGCCGCATAGGCGGCTTCTTTTTTGCCCAAAACCGCCCCGTTTTCTTCCTCTGTCGCATTTTTGACCCCGCCAACTTTTCCCGCCCCGGCTCCCCGGAAGCGATTTTTTGACCCCTTACCTAAAAAAATTTTGGGCTTCCGAACCCGCAAAGGACGACTGCCGCGCCGCCAGTACCTCGCGCGGGCGCGTTTAGAATTTCGCGCGGGCCTGCGCGTCGTGGTATCTTCGCGGGCGCGGGCGTTTGGTATCTCCTGCGGCCTGCTGGCTGGCGGCGCTGTCGGATGGCTGGCCTCTCTGGCGGTGGATGGCTCGCGCTGGCGCTGCGCCTGTGCGCCTGCGCGGCATGGTATTCCTGCGCGGGCCTGCGCGTTTGGTATCTCCTGCGCCCGCCCGGCTGGCGGCGCTGGCGGATGGCTGGCCGTCCTGCCGACTGCCGGAGCTGTCCGCCGTCCTGCCGACCGTCTGCCCGCCGTGCCGACC